TGGAGCCCGGACGTCGTCCCAGGACTTCCCCGCCCCCGATCGGGGCGCCTCCGGGCGATCCCGGCTCGGGCGGGCCTATTCCGGATATATTCCAGTTCTATTCGTCTGATATCGGGGAATTTCCATTTAGTGAATATCGCCGATATCCATATGTCAGATGTCGGCGCGGTGGGTTAGCGGTGCCGCGTCGGGGTTCTCCGTACGGGCCTGAGTACGAGCGGGCCAAGGCGCGGCTGCTGGCGGGGCTGCCGTTGTGCTGGCATGGCTGTGGTCGTCGGGCGACCGAGGCTGACCACGACCCGCCGTTGTCGCGCCACGAGCACGTGGCGGGGTCGGGCTGCTGCCGGCTTCGGCCAGCGTGCGGCCCGTGTCAGCGCCGTCAGGCGATCGGGCTGGCGAATGAGACGCGGGTGGGTCGGGCGGTGCCGGTGGTGGGAGAGGAGCTGGTCGAGGAGCTCGAGCCGGTCGGGTTCGACGTCGACGACGTGGTGTGGGACGTCGAGTGGCTGGAGGATCTGCGGGAGCTGCCGGTGGAGGCGGTGTGGCCGCGGCTGATGACGTTGCCGCACCCGCGGGCGGTGGGGTCGTTGGGGCGGGAGTTCGAGTGGTGGGTGCGGGCGCGCACCGGGCGGCGGCTGCGCTGGTTGCAGCGGCTGTTCGTGCGCCGGCTGCTCGAGGTTGACGCCGCCGGGGCGCTGGTGTGGGAGACGGCGCTGCTGACGATGGCGCGCCAGCTGGGGAAGTCGTGGCTGCTGCGGGAGGTGATCATGTGGCGGCTGCATCAGGGCGGCCGGTTCGGTGAGCCCCAGGAGATCGCTCACATGGCGATGACGGTGCAGCACGCCCGCCAGGTCCTCGAGCCCGAGCAGCGCTGGGCGAAGACCAGGACGGGCTACGACATCGCCGAGGCCCACGACGACGAGTCGATCACCTGGCAGGCCGACGAGTCCCGGTGGCTGGTGGTGTCGAAGGGGACGAAGCGCTCGGGTGGGGCGTACGGCAAGTCGACGGCGCTGGGGGTGGTGGACGAGGCGTGGGCGGTGCGGGCCGCGGCGGTCGACGACGCCCTGGAGCCGACGACGGTGGCGGTGGCCCAGTCGCAACTGCTGTTGGTGTCGACGGCGCATCGGATGGCGACGTCGCTGATGTTGGACCGGCGGGCCGCTGCGCTCGAGGTGTTGGACGACGGCTCCGAGGGTGACCTGATCGTGGAGTGGTCGGCGCCTTACGACTCCGAGCTCGAGGACCGTGAGGCGTGGCGGCTGGCGTCGCCGCACTGGTCGGCGCAACGTGAACGGCTGATCGCCAAGGCGGTGCGCCGGGCGTTGTCGGGGCAGGCGTCGGACGATCCTGACGAGCCGGACCCGGTGCAGGCGGTGCGGTCGCAGTGGCTGAACATCTGGCCGCGACGCCTGACGGTGGGTGGCGGCGAGGCGCTGGTCGACGTGGCGACGTGGCGCAGTTTGCGCCGGCCGGTCGACGCCACCCCGGGCCGCCTGTGGGTGGCGGTCGAGGACAACTACGGCCACGGCGCGGCGGTCGCCGCGGTGGCGTCGCTGGGCGCCGACGTGTTCGAGGTCGACGGCTGGCTGTGTGTCGACCGGTTCGGCGCCGTCGCGGAGGCCGAGGCGTTGATCGCCGGGCACCGGTCGCCGGCCACGCTGATCCTCGGGGCGTCGCTGGACAGGGCGCGCCGGTCGTGTGTGCGGGCGAGCTCGGCCGAGACCCGCTACGGGCTGCCGCTGCTGCGCTCGCTGGTTGCGCAGCGCCGCCTGGTCCACGACGACACCCCCGAGCTCGACGAGCAGTTCGCCGCGGTGCGGGTGCGTGAGGTGATCGGCGGGCTGCACCTCGTCGGCGGCAAGCGCTCCGACCTCGTGCGTGCCACGTGCTGGGCGCTGCGCGAGGCCGTCGTGCGGCGGCCGTCGCCGGAGATCCACACCGGTGTGTGATGCTGCCCCCGGACTAGATCGGGGGGCAGCACCACGGACGGCGCTACTTCGTCGGTCGGACGATCTTGTAGCCCGTGCCCTTCCCGCCGGCCGGCGGGATCCGGTCACCCTTGCTCAGAGCGACCTCCTTGGCGCCGTTCGCCGGCTTGTAGATCCCCGACTTCGGGGCCTTCTGGCCGGTGTGTGGTGTGTTGGCTCTCGCCATCACTAACCTCGCTTTCTTCGTGCACCGCTGGAACCGGGCTTGGTTTCGTAGGCCTCGGTCCGGTTCCAGCGGGGCCGCCACCGTGGCGACGCACACATGTTCGCGCGGTGGCGCTGTCACATCGTGGATCTACCTCCGTCACACCGCCGGTGTGAAGACATCCACCACCATGCCCCCGTGGCGGCGTACTTTCGTCGCCATGGCCGTAGCAGCAAAGCCCACCGATCAGCCGGTCAACGTTCGTCTTCCTCGTGACCTCCACGAGGCCGTCCTGGCTCGTGCCGCCGCCGAGGACCGCACCATGGCTCAGACGATTCGCGTCGCCCTGCGCTTCTATCTCGACAAGACGCTGCCGGAGCCGGCCCAGACGATCGGCGCCTGACACGACCACCGCGAGCACCGTGCGTGCCGAGGGCAGCGGCCCTGCGTACGCTGTTGGTCCGTGGCTGAACGGGTGACCTCGAGCGGCCTCGCTGTCGTCGAGCACCGGTCTCTGCGGCCGCCATCGGGCGCGGTGATCCCCAACGACAACGACCCGGCCGACGTACCACCGGCGACGGTCGGGCCGCCCGACGCCCGCCCGGGCGATCCCAACGGAGTCGAGATCATCTCCGACGGGCCAGGCCGGCCGTGGCCGCCGTCGATCATCCGGCCGTCGGCGTGGTCGGGGTGGCCGGCGGAGTGGGCGACCCCGAACTGGTGGGGACAGCTCGACGCGCTTACCGACATCGCCTGGTCGTGCATCGACCTCAACAGCTCACTGCTAGCGACGATGCCGCCCTACCTGGTCGACTCCTCGCCGAGCACGCAGGCGGGCTGGCTCGACAACCCGGACCCCGACAAGTACACGTCGTGGGAGGAGTTCGCCAAGCAGTTGTTCTGGGACTACCACCTCGGCGAGGTGTTCGTCGTCGCCACCGCCTACTACTCGAGCGGCTGGCCGGCCCGCTTCCACGTCGCGCCGCCATGGACCGTCAACGCCGAGCTCGTCGACGGCGCGCGGCGCTACTCGATCGGGTCGCTCGACGTCACCGCCGACACGCTGCACATCCGGTACAAGTCGACCGTCGACGACGCCCACGGCCACGGCCCGCTCGAGGCCGGCCGGGCCCGGCTGATCGCCGCCGCGATGCTGACCCGCTACGCCACCAACATCGCGGCGTCCGGTGGCATCCCCAACAGCGTGCTCAAGCATCCCGATGAGCTCAGCGCCAAGCAGGCCGCCGACCTCCAAGCGCAGTGGGTCGAAGCCCGGCTCAACTCGATGGGGCTGCCGGCGGTGCTATCGGGCGGCGTCGACTTCGAGACGATCCAACTCGACCCGGAGAAGATGGCGCTCGTCGATCTGGCGCAGTGGAACGAGGCGCGCATCGCCATCCTGCTCGGCGTGCCGCCGTTCCTCGAGGGCCTCCCGTCGGGCGGTGACTCGATGACGTACAGCAACGTCATCAGCCTGTTCGACTACCACTGGCGCGGCGGTCTGCGCCCCAAGGCCCAGACGGTGATGTCGGCGCTGTCGGGCTGGTTGCTGCCGCGCGGGATACGGGTCGAGGTGAACCGTGACGCCTACGTCCAGCCGGGGCCGCTCGAGCGCGCCCAGACCGACCAGATCTTCAATCAGATCCGCGACGACGCCGGCAATCCAGCCATGACGGTGGCGGAGATCCGGGCCTCCGAGCGGTTCGACAACAGCCACCCGACCGACCTCGCGGCAGGAGTCCTGCGATGAGCGACGACACCACCACCAGCCCTGACGAGCGACCCAAGAGCCCGGTCGAGTTCCGGATGGCGCCCGACATGTCGGTGCGCTGGCAGGACCGCATCATCGAGCTCGTCGCCATGCCCTACGACGTCGACGCTGGCGTCATCGTGCACGGCCGCCCGGTGATCGAGTCATGCGCGCCGGGCGCCTTCACCGGCTGCGAGCGGCGCGCCAACCGCGTCAAGGTGAACCGCGACCACGACCTCACCCGCACGGTCGGGCGCGCCATGTCGCTGCACCCGTCACGCGCCGAAGGACTTGTGGCCGAGCTGCGCATCGCGCAGACCCCGCTCGGCGACGAGACCCTCGCCCTGGCCGAGGACCAGTCGCTCGAGGCATCCGTCGGCTTCCAGGTCATGCCGGGCGGGGAACGCTGGCTGGAGATGCGGTCGCGGCGTCGCCTGGAGAAGTGCTTCATCGACCACATCGCGATGGTCCCCGAAGGCGCCTACGAAGGTCGCGTGCTCGACGTGCGCGCCGCGCTACTACACGGCGCCGGCGACCAGCAGCCGGTCGCTACCCCGAACCTCGACGAAGTGCTCGCCTGGTTCGGGCGTTGACAGGCGCTCGGCGCGCGTGCGCATGATGCGCCTCGAGTAGCGCATCGCACTACCAGCCGTTGTTGACCGTTGGACGGGCCGGCTGTTGCGGGTGTCGAAGCCCTACGTGATCCCACCGTGTGTCACGAAGGAGCATCAGCATGCCCGCCCAGACCGACGCGATGATCGCCCGCCTGGAGGCGGACCTGGAGGAGCGCAACGCCTTCATCGAGGGGCTGATCGCCGGCGCCCAGGAAGCCAACAACAACACCGGCCGCGACCTGAACAGCCAGGAGATGGAGCTCATCGGGTCCGCCCGTGCCCGCATCGCTGCGGTCAACGAGCAGCTCACCCCGCTGCGTGAGACGTCGCGGATCGCCATCGAGTCCCGTAACCGGGCCCGAGAGATCAACGCCGAGATGCAGGCCGGCCGGCAGCGCGCCGGGGTCGGCCCCGTCGAGTACCGCTCGGCCGGCGCGTACATCGCCGACTTCGTCCGCGCCTACACCGGCAACCACGAGATCGCCGAGCGCCTCGAGGTGTACAACCGGGCCGCCGCTCATCAGACCACGGGCGACAACCCGGGCCTGCTGCCCGAGCAGCTGCTCTCACCGATCCTCGGCCAGCTCGACTATGCCCGGCCGCTGGTCAGCGCGCTTGGACCACGCCAGCTGCCGTCTGGGTCGTGGTCGCGGCCGCGCATCACCCAGCACACCCAGGTCGGCAAGCAGTCGGCAGAGAAGACTGAGCTGCCGTCGCGCAAGATGATCATCGGCAAGATCCCGATCGAGGCCGACACCTTCGGCGGCTACGTCAATGTCTCCCGCCAGAACGTCGACTGGTCCCAGCCCCAGGTCGTCGACATCGTGATCGGCGATCTCACCTCGGAGTACGCGTTCGAGACCGAGGAGGAAGCCGGCACCGTCATCACGGCGGCGGCGCAGGCCGGCCCCACCATCCCGGCCAATGCCACGGCGCAGGACGTCGCGAACGCGCTGTGGGCCGCGGCCGGGCTCGTGTTCGCCAACATGTGGGCGGCGCGGATGCCAGTTGGGCGGCTCATCCTGGCGCTCGCCCCCGACATGCTCGGCGTGGTCGGCCCGCTGTTCGCGCCGGTGAACCCGCAGAACGCCCAGTCGTCCGGCTTCAACGCCGGCGCCTTCGGTGAGGGCCCTCAGCCCGCCATCTCCGGCATCACCCCGGTCGTGTCCGGCGCCCTCGCCGCCGGCACCGCCGAGGTCATCTCGTCGAGCGCCGTCGAGGCGTACGAGGACCGCATCGGCGCGCTGCAGGTGATCGAGCCGTCCGTGCTCGGCACCCAGGTTGCCTACGCCGGTTACTTCGCGATCCCGGTCCTCGAGCCGACCGGCATCGTCAAGATCACCAAGGCCCCGTGACCAGGTGACCAACGAAGGCAACGCCAACGGCGAGCGAATCGACGAACCGCTCGTCAACTCGGCGGTCGTCGGCGTCCCGTACGCCTCCCCGGAGGCCGCCGATGCGATGGGCGGGCTCACGGTCGACGAGTTCACCGCGACGGCGACCATCGCGGGCGGCGATCCGGACGAGCGACGCACGCTCAACTGGGGCGACGGCTCGCCGGAGGAGGAGTACGTGCTGTCTGACAGCGGCGGGCAGGTCGCCTCGCATACCTACGCCGCAGCCGGGACCTACACCGTCACCGCAGCGGACTCCGCCGGCAACATGCTCACGTCGGACACGGTCGAGATCGTGGACCCCGCGCCGCCGAGCGGAGACGACGGGCCGGCTCCGGAGGAGGACAAGGGCACCTACGAGCCGGGCGAGCACACCGTCGCTGACGTTGAGGCGTACGTTGCCGAACACCCCGACGAGCGCGCCGCCATCACCGTCGCGGAGCGCGCCGGCAAGAACCGCTCCACGCTGCTCGAGGCGCTGGGCGGATGACGCTCTGGGACGCCCCGAACCAGGAGGTAGTGCGTCCGTCGCGCCGGCCGCCGCCTGAGGGCGTCGGCACCGGCGTCGGCCGACCGCCCGACCCCGACCCCGACCCGGAACCCGACCCCGACCCCGATCCCGACCCCGACCTCGACCCCGACCCGGAACCCGAGTCCGACGATGACCCCGACCCGGAACCCGAGTCCGACGATGACCCCGACCCGGAACCCGAGTCCGACGATGACTGACATCGCGCCTCCGGCGGCCGCGACCTGGGATGTCGAGGACATCGTCACGCAAGCGCTCGCCGTGCTGCGCCTCGGCCCCGGTGACGTCGACGAGGGGCGAGTCGAGACCATGGCCGTCGTGGCGTGCGGTCAGGTCGACAGCCTCGTCGACAGCCCCGAGTCGATCGATCCCACCCCGGCGATGATCGACAGCGCGGTGCAGACGACCATCGCGCTCTACCGCCGCAAGGACGCCCCGTTCGGCACGGCGGATGCCTGGTCGAGCGACGCGGTCGCCGTCGGAATCCCGACCGGCCCACTCGCCGGCGGCCGCGCCGAAGTGCTTCCGGACAAGAGGCGCTGGGGGGTCGGATGAGCCGTCTGTCCGACGCCCGCGCCACGCTGCACGCCGCGCTCAAGCCCGTCGTCGAGGACCCGATCAACGGACTCGCCCTGTCCGTCGAGCGCGTCCACCAGTGGCCCGCCCCGCAGCCGAACGCCCCCTGCGTGTGGATCGAGCAGCCCTCCGGCGTACTCACCGAGGCCGGCCGCCAGAGCAGCGTCCTCATCAACACCGTCACCTTCCCCGTCGCCGTCGTGTTCGACGGCTCCGACCGCGCCCAGGTCGCCGGCCTCGACGAGCTCGTCGCCCGCGTCTGGGACCAGGCCTGGGCCGCCGGCGGCCGCCCGGTCCGGTTCCGGCCCGGCCCCGTCAACGTCGGCGGCCCCAGCCTGCGCGCCACCTACGTCGACGTCGAGATGACCGTCCGCTCCATCACGTTCTGCGACCCCGTCCCAGCCCGAACCTTGGAGGTCCCCGTTGGCTGATCCAGTCACCTTCCAGATCGAGGACGGCGTCCTGGCGCTCGCCGTCGTCGACAAGACCGAGTCCGGCTACCAGGACTCCTGGCAGGCACCCGGCGGCGGCACCGTCGACACCGTCACCGAGGGCGACTACGACGCCGGCGCGGCGAGCTGGAAGTGCCAGGTCACCTCCGGCAAGCTCACCCCCTCGGCCTCGACCACGACGACCGACGTCCCGGCCACGTTCTGCGGGCCCGCCCGCACCATCCCGACGCCGGGCGAGACCAGCTACGCCCTCGACGCCGAGTTCCTCCAGGACGTCACCGTCAAGGCTGGCCTGTCCCGGTTCCTGTTCGAGCACGACACCGACGAGGCCTACTTCCTGCTCGGCCTCGACGGCGACGACCCGCCCAAGGCGATCGGCCGGGTGCGGGTGCAGGCCGGTGACTTCGGCGGAGCGGCCCGGACCAACCTGACCGCCACCGTGTCGCTGCCGCTGTCACGCAAGCCGCAGATCGACTTCGGCACGGCGACCGATTCCGAGGTGGTGCCACCAAACCCGGGGCCGGGTGCGGCGTCCGGAGCCACAGCCGGCACTCCGGGCGCCTGGACCCCAGCCGGCGCCACCCCGCCCGCCACCGTCGCCGCCCTCCAGGCGTCGTCGGTCGTCGCCAACCCGGCGACCGCCTGGACGACGGGCGCCTACGTGCAGACCGGCACCGCCGGCACCGGCGGGCAGGCGCACTGGGACGGCGACTCATGGGAGGCAGGCGCCGCGCCGTGAGCTCGGGCGCCGGCACCGTGCACCAGTGGGCCCGCGACATCGAGCGGTTCGCCGACGACTGGCCAGCACAGGGCGCCACGGTGTTGCAGCGTGCTGTTGAGCAGCAGTTGCGGGCTGACACCGGTGGCGACGGCGGCCTGTCCCATGCTCGCGACCTCGGGCGCGCCAGCGTCGACGTCGACCCCGGCCGTGCCAGCGCCGACGTGCTCGGCGCCGGGTCGATGGCGGTGTGGGTGATGCTCGAGCACGGCACCCGCGGCCACGACGTGCGCGCCGGGCGCGGCCGAGTGCTGCGCACCCCGTACGGTCCGCGGCGCGTCGTGCACGTCTCAGGGATGGCCGCCAAGCGGACGTGGTCGAGCGGCGTGCAGGCTGGCATGCCGCAGGTGGCGCGCGATGGCGAGGCCGCGTGGTCGAGGGTGGGCGGCTGATGTCCGACGCCGAGTTCCGGGCCCGGATCACCGCCGACGATCAGGCCTCCGACGTCCTCGACGACGTCGCCGAAGCTGCCGCCAAACTGGAGGACGAGCCCGTCGAGATGACGGTCGACGCCAAGATCGACCAGGCCCTCTCGGCGCTGCAGGAGCTGGCCGAGGACACGATCAAGGCGCAGACGGCGGCCGAGGCCCTCGGGACCGCCCTCGGACCGGAGCTGTCCGGCAAGGTCGACATCAACCAGCTCGTGGTCGGCTTCGAGAAGGCCGGGCTGTCGCTCGATGAGATCACCGCCAAGGCCGACGAGCTGGCGACAGGCCTCCGAGACGTCGACCAGTCCGCCGGGCTCGACAACGTGTCGGCGCGGGCGAAGGCCGCAGCAGACGACACGGACAAGCTGACGCACTCGGCGCAGGGCGCCAACTCGGCGCTCGCCAACATGATCGGCAACAGCGCCCAGGATCTCGGCCAGCTCGGCGGGCTCGCGGGATCTGCCGGCGTCGCCATCGGGCAGATGGCCGAGTACGCCGCAGATGCCGTGCTGGAGACCGAGTCGCTCGGCTCGGCCCTTAAGTCGATGGTCGCGGTGGCCGGGCCGATCGCTGCCCTGACGTTGATCGTGGGCACCATCACCGGCTTGATCGGCCAGCAGCAAGCCGCGGCCGCGGCGGCTGCAGAGCGCACCAAGCAGTTCGGCGACGCCATGAACTCGGCATCGGACGACGCCGAAGGGCTCGCCGACTCTCTGCGCAAGAACAGCGAGCAGCTCACTGAGTTCGATGCCGACGCCACCGGCTTCGGCGGCGGCGTCCTCGAGGGCCTCGCCAAGGTCGGCAAGGCGGTCCCGCTGCTCGGCGGCCTGATCGGTGATACGGGGCAGGACTTCCAGGACCTCGTGACGATCATGAACGCCAGCGGGGTCAGCATCTACGACTTCTCCCAGGCCCTCCAGGACGGTGGCAAGGTCGGATCCGATTTCGAGCGCCAGATCCGGGCTGCGGCCAACGCCGGGAAGATCACCGACGACCAGTACGCCGCCATGTCAGACGCCCTGCGCAAGTACTCGAAGAGCGTGGCCGATGCCAACGCTCAGCAGAAGCTATTCAACGTCGACCAGAAGGAGGCCAACGCGATCCTCGGCGACCTTACGACGCAGGCCGATCCGCTCTCCAAGATGGGCAGCACCTGGCAGACCCTCTTCGCCGACATGGCCGACGGATCGATCGACACAAAGGCCGCGGCGGACGCCGTGAACCAGCTGGCTGCAGGCCTCGGTCTGAGCCAAGAGCAGGTGATCAAGTTCGCCCAGCAGCACCTCGCCGACGACCTCAAGGCCCAAGCGGAGGCAGCCGAGCAGGCCGCGCAGGCCGCGCAGGACTACGCCACCGTCCTCGCCTCGAGCGACTGGGGTGCCTCGACCGTCAACGCCGCGGTCGCCGGCTACCAGCAGCTCGCCGCCGCCCAGTTCGGGCTCACCGACATCAACTCGGCCGTGCAGGCCTCCTACGACGACCTGAGCGAGAGCGTCAAGAAGAACGGGTTCACCTTCGACGTCACCACCCAGAAGGGACGCGACAACCAGAAGCAGCTCGAGGGTCTCTACCAGACGCTGCTGCCCCAGCTCTCCGCGGCCTTCGCCGACTCGGGCGGCAGCATCGACACCTTCGGCGCCAAGATGGACGACCTCCGCTCCCAGGTCTTCCAGCAGCTCGACACCCAGACCGGGCTGACGAAGGACCAGATCAACGAGGTCATCTCCCGCCTCGGTGTGTTCGACGGCTCGACCTACTCGTCGACGTTCCAACTGCTCGGCACCGAGGACGCCACCACCAAGCTCGGCCTGCTGTCGGGCGTCATCTCGTCTCTGCCGCCCGTCACCCAGAAGCAGGTCGCCCTCGACATCATCGCCGGAGACCCGGCGGCTGCCGTGCAGCACATCCAGGACGCCGTCAGCGGCGGCCCCCAGCCGACGACGTCACTCGGTGTCGACACCAACCCGGCGTTCGCCGGCCTTGCCCAGTGGTCGAAGGCGGCGGCTGGCACGACGGCCACGACGACCACCGACACCGACACAGGTCCCGCCGACAAGGGCGTCGACAAGTTCGCGCAGACGACCGAGAACACCACACCGGTGGTCAAGGTCGACGCCAACACCGCGACGGCGATCGCCACGATGATCTACCTCAAGGTGCTCGCCGCCTACCTGCAGCCGGTCGTCACCGTGGACGCCAACATCGGCCCGGCGATCGCCGACCTGTTCTACGTCGCCTCGCTGCGCCCACGCGTCCCGGTCACGGCGTACCTCTCCGACTATCCGTCGGCCGGTGACATCGCCGGGCGCATCGGCACGATCCGCGTCCCGGTCGACGCCTACCTTCGCTCCACCCCACGCATCAACGGCAGCCTGGACGGCGGCTGATGAGCCTCGCCACGTTCGACTTCACCGAGCGGGCCCGGCCCGTCGTCGAGATCGGCCTTGGCGACTCCCGCGCGCCCATCGGTGTGGCCCAGTGGGACTCCGCGAAGTGGGACGACCCCGCTGCGACCTGGGTGGCCGGAGAGCCGGTGTGGATCGACATCAGCTGCTACGTCCGCTCGGCCCGGTGCCAGTACGGGCGCGCCGCCGTCACCGACCGCTTCGTCGCCGGGCTGGCCACGCTGATGGTCGACAACTCGACCGGGTGGGCCGACACCTCGACCGTCAACCCACCGACGCCGATCCAGATGCGACCCGGGCGCGAGATCCGCTTCGGCGTCAACCACGACGCCTACGGCACCGTCTGGCTCTACCGCGGGTTCATCGACGCCGTCACCCCGAGCTACGACCCCGTCGACGTCGACACCGTACAGCTCGACTGCATCGACGCCCTCGGCGAGGTCAACCGGGGCAAGACCGTCCCGCAGCCGGCCCCGATCGACGACGGCATGGCCCCGGTCGCCCGGGTCAACAAGATCCTCGACCTCGCCGGCTGGCCCGCCTACCGCCGCGACCTCGCCTCGGCCGTCACCCCGCTCGCCGCCATCGACTACGGCGGCCAGATCGCCGACATGCTCGGCATCAGCGCCGACAGCGTCGGCGGCGCAATCTTCGGCGACACCCGCGGCTACATCGTGTTCCACGGCTCGGGCTGGCCCAGCTACCAGCCAGGTCAGCCCGTCGACGCCACCATCGGCAACATCGACCCGACCGACATCTGCCCGACCGGATGGCAGCGTCCCTTCGACCGGGCCGACATGGCCACCCGCGTCATCATTGGCCGCGACTCCTCGAGCGCCCAGACCTTCGACGACCTCACCGGTCAGCAGTACTACGGCATCGAGCCCTTCGAGCGGACCAATCTGCTCACCAAGTCCGACGCCACCATCGGCCTGCTCGGCCAGCGCATCCTCGCCCTGCGCGGAGCCTCGACAGCGCCCCGCGTCCGCCAGGTCAGCTTCGACGCCTCCACCGATCCCACCGCACTCGACCTCATGGCCAGCGTCGACGTCACCAAGCCCAGCGTCTACCGCTGTCGGCTCAACTACGGGCGCGGGCTCGTGTTCGACGCCAACCACTTCGCCACCGCCGTCGCCCACGAGATGGACCGCAGCCGCTGGACCCTCGACCTGTCGCTCGACCTCGCCAGCCCCTTCGTCACCGCGCCGTCGGGCTGGGACGAGGCCCGCTGGAACCAACGGACCTGGAGCTGACCGATGGCCTCCCGCTATCCCGACGCCGTCGCCCCGGGCCAGATCATCGCCTCGGCGTGGGGCAACGACGTCCACGACTTCGCCGCCGCCGAACCGCTCTTCCAGTGGGGCCTCTTCAACGGCAACACCGACGCCAACGGCTACGCCCGCATCACCTGGCCCATCGCCTACCCCGGCATCGCCGCCTCGGGCGACAGCCCCAACCTCAACACCTGCGGCGTGAACTGCATCATGGCCCGCGGCGCCGGCGACGTCCTCTCGGTCAAGCACATGATGTTCAGCCTCGGCGGCTTCAACGCGGGCAGCGCCATCGTGCGCTGCTTCCAGTACTTCAACGCCGCCGTCGTCCCGGTCACCTCGCAGTACGTCCCCTTCCACTTCATGGTCTGGGGCCCGCGGTACTCGGGCCAGATCTCCGCCGGCACCCGCACCTGACAGGAGCGCGCATGAGCTACACGACCCTCGTCCAACAGGTCGGCGAAGTCGCCTTCACCAACCGCATCCAGGCCGCCGCGATGAAGGAGACCTTCGCCAACGAGGAGCTCGGCAACTCCACGTTCGGGCAGCAGCTCATGCTCTCCCCGTCCCAGAGCATCCAGCTCAACTGGCCCGTCTCGATCGCCACCGAGCAGCAGTACGCCTACGCCGTGCAGATCGGCAACCCCAACCCCGGCGGCGACCCCGCCGTCATCACCGACGCCGACATCCTCGCCGCCGTCCAGGCCAACTGGCCGCAGGACCCGCCGGCTGGCAGTGAGACGTGAGCGACGACGACACCACGTTCGAGGATTGGCCGGACGACGGTGACGGCCCCGACGACTCGGCCGCGGTGGACGACTACATGGCCGAGGTGGCCGAGGCGGCCGAAGCCTTCGGGGTGCCGGTGGAGGAGCCCGGCGAGGCTGAGCCCGGGCCGCGACCGTGAGCTACTACTGGGCGACCTGGCTCGCCGAGGCGCTCGGCGCCGACCCGTGGCTAGCGCCGCGCATCATCGAGCGCGGCGGGTGGCAGACCTTCGGGCGCCCGCCGGCGGACTTCTCGTTCAACCCGTCCGGCTTCGTCTCGCATCACACGGCGTGCATGGCCCGCACCAACCACGACCCACAGGGCTGCATCAACGGCATCGTGGCCGGCAACAGCTCGGCGCCGGGCCCGATCGCTCAGCTCCTCGGCACGTGGACGCCACCCGGCACGCGGTGGAACGGCTCGAACGCCGACCCACGCATCGTGGTCATCGCGGCCGGGCGCGCCAACCACGCCGGCGACGGCGTGTACCCGTGGGGCGCGCCCTCGGGCAACGGCTCCTCCATCGGCATCGAGTGGTGCGGGCCGCCCGACACGGGCGCCGGGCCGTGGCCCGACGTCGTGGTCGAGTGCTACGAACGCGTCGCCGCCGCGCTGCTACGCCACTGCGGCTGGACCACCCGACAGCTCACCACGCACTGGGAGTACGGCACCCCGCGCGGCCGCAAGATCGACCCGAGCGGTCCCTACGTCGGCCAGCCGACGCTGGCGTCGCTCACCCCGTGGGACCCGGCGACGTGGCGCGCCCGGATCGACGCCCGACTCGCCACCGATCCGGAGGACGACGACATGGCACTCAGCGACGACGACGTGGCCCGCATCGCCAACGCGGTGTGGTCACAGCAGTTCTGGGACAGCGGCCGGGGCGCCGCCGAGTTCCTGACCGGCGCCGAGCAGAACGCGGCCGACGCCCGCGACGCGGCACGGGCCGCGCCGCAGCAGACGGTCGACCTCCTGAACCAGTAGGGCTGACCGTGCTCGCTGACATCGCGTCCGGGGACACCGGGGCCGCTGACATCGCCTTCCTCGTCGGCCTGGTCCTCGCCGTCGTCGCCGGTCTCTTCGCCACGGTCCGACGCCTGTCGGCGGGCTCCTACCACATCGGCGTCGGGTGGCTCGCCGTCGCCGCCATCGCCCTTGGGCTCCTCCTCCTCTGAGTACCGCGGCGCCGAGCTGGTCGCCGTGGTCCTCGCCGCCTCCCTCGGGCTCGCGCTCAACCTGCTCATGTTCGCCGTCCTGTGGGACGCCCTCCGCTCCGACACCCCGGGCCTCTCCGAGAACGCGACGCAGGTCATCATCGCCGGCTTCGGCGGCATCATCGGACTCCTCGGCGGCTACGTCGGTGGGCGCGCCGTCGAGCGCTCCCGCCAAGAGCGGCTCCGTCCCGTCCCGAGCCCGCCGGCCGACGACGAGGCGTCGTCTACATGAGCTCGCGACGGAACAGGTCGAAGACCGACCACACGTAGTTGCAGAGCGCGAGGAGCAGCTCGCCACACGAGCGCAACCCGGTCGTGGTTTCGAGCATCACTCTCGACGATCCGCTCAAGCTGATCTCGGTCGTCTTGATCGGGTCCTTCGCACGATGCTCGTACATCACGAGGCCCGGCACGATCGGTCCGGGGCAGAAGGTCACGTCCGGCGGGTTGCGCCTGGCCGCTGCTTCGTCCTCGTACTGCGCCTTCACGTCGAACTTGAACTCGGTCGTCAACACGCTGACAACGCTCGGGATCTTGTGCTTGTCGTCGATGTCGAGGCGATGCAGGATCCACAGGAGATCGGCCTCCGGGCTGACGTTGCGTAGCGGCTGAACGTGCTCGATGAGACCCTGAGCGGTGTCCGACAGGTCGCCCCGGATCCGACCCATCGCGCTCTTGTACTGCTGGGTGTCCTTGCAGATAGGAAAGTTGAGCAAGTCCGGATTGGCGGGAGGATCGTGATGTTGCCGCGCCGCCGCGAACACAAGGTTGTCCAGCGCAGCCCGCAGGTTGTGCACGCAGTCGCCCACAACCATGCCCCAGCCTCCGAAGTCGGGAGCCGGCTCGAACTCGTCAGCGACGATCCGCATAGCGAGCCGATCATCGCTGTACTCACGATGGGTCCGAAACGGCGCGCTCGCGGTCCAGCTGGCGATGGCCTCGGCTACCTCACGGCCATGCTCGCCCGCCCGCATGATCCGAGCCTCGATCTGGGCGAAGGCCAACTCCCTTCTCTCGCCGTGGCAGCTCCTCGCGCTCAGGGCGGTCCCTTGCCTTCCCCACGGCGCTCACGACCGGCGCGCGCTTCCTCGCGCTCGTTCAATGCTCCGACCGTGGTCCACACGAGCCAGGTGACGAACACGATGGCGACGCACACGAAGATGAAGCCGAAGATCAGCTGAACCAGGACGGTCGCAGTGTCGGCGGCGATCATCTCCCAGTTACCTACGCCTTCCCCTTCGGCCGTTCGGCGGACCTTCACCATAAACGCTCACGCAGCCTCACTGGGTCTCATGGAGGCGCAGGTAGAGTCACGTCGACTCCGAAAAACCGGTCAGCGACGATGACACGGTGGAGGTCCCGGGTTCGAGTCCCGTCGTGCCCACGAAACCCCTGGTAGACAGCGGTTTCCGTGCTCGGCTGGGCTGTGAGAGGCGGCCGAGTATCGCCACTGGGACCCCAACCATGCGGTCGGGACCTCCACCATGAAAGGCGCCTCTCATGCCCACCGACCTGCCCGCCGCCACCCTCGAGCTCGTCGACGACGTGCTGTCCGAGTGGCGGGCCACCCCGGCCTCCCGCGACCTCTGCCGGCGCACCGTCGTCGCCTTCGCCCAGTGGCTCGCCGGGCGCGACACCGACCTCACAACCGCCACCCGCGCCGACTGCCAGGCCTGGCTCGACGAGCGGGCCAACGTCGTCGCCGCCAGCACCGTGGTCAAGAACTGGTCGCAGCTACGGGCCTGGTACGCCACCGCCGAAAGCGACTTCGCCGACCCCCTCGACGGGCGCCGCTCGCCGATGGCGCGCGTCCCGATGCCGCGGGCGCCCAAGTTCGCCCGCACCCACGCCGCCACCGTCGCCGAGGTCGACGCCCTGGTCGCCACGTTCGACCTGCGTTCCGGGCTCGGCCTGCGCAACGCGGCGATGGTCTCGCTGATGTTCCGCTCCGGCCTGCGCGTCGGCGAGCTCGGCCCGCTCGACCTGTGGCACCTCGACCTCGAGGCCCGCACGGTGCTCATCGCCCAGTCCAAGAACGACGAGCCCCGCCGCCCACCGCTGCACCCCGAGACCATCGCCCTGCTGCGCCGCTACCTGCGCCGCCGCGGCGACTGGCCGGGCCCGCTGTTCGTCAACCTCGGCGTCCGGCGCAAGTCCGAGCGCCTCACCGTCACGGCGTGCAAGAACGTCGTCAAGAAGGCCGCCGCCGCCGCCGCCGTGCCGGTGTCACCGCACTGCCTGCGCCGCGGCTTCGCCGTCGAGTACATGGCCAACGGCGGCGACATCGTCACGCTGATGGAGATCGGCGGCTGGTCCTCGGAGGTGATGATCTACCGCTACCTCGCCGACGCCCGCAGCCGCACCAGCCAGCAGGTCTACGACACCGTCGCCGCCCGCCAGCTCGCCGCCGCCCGCGGCCGCCGGCTCCGCGCCGTCTGAGCCAAGGTCAGGGTTCACCCGGCGCTGCGCCGACGGGCCAGCACGAAGTGGGCGAACGACACGACGTCGGTCAGCTCGGCGTCGGTGAGCTCGGCGGCTAACGCCTCCAGGCGGTTCACCGGCTGTTGCGCGCTGAGGGTCCGCAGCGCGGTCTCAAGCTCGTCGAGGCGCGAGCGCAGCTCCTCGACGCTCGCCACCGACGCCGCCGGAACGTCCCAGCCGGCCTCGTCGGGCGGTTCGTACAGATCCCAGGCACTGCGCCCCAGCATGGCGTCGAAGTGCGCAAGCGTCTGGGGCTGGTAGTTGCGAACCTTCGCCTGCTCGAGCGCGCACAGCGTCGAGTAGGGCACGTTCCAGTAGGCGGCAGCCGCTTTCTGCGAGCGCATGCCGCGCGCCTTCTTCAGCTCCGCGGCGAGACGTCGCAACCCCATGGCGCGGTCGGACCCTAAGGCGCCGCCTTCGTCTGGGCTCCCTGGCCCTACTCCGCTCTCATCCATGCCGCCCGGGGGAAAGTTACCCACAGCGTCGGCCAGCGCACCAAGACTTCATGGTGCGTGTGAATGCGTCCAGATGAATCAGCACCCCTGAGCCGTCTGACTTGTCCACTTGCACCTCACAGGAATGCGGTGCTTAGGTGACCGCGAGGCTGCTTCTCGATGAGCATGGGGGAAGTTGAGTGATGACCGCCCACGTCACGCAGATGTTCACGGTGGACGAGATCGCGGAGCGGCTCCACGTCCACGTCCAGACGGTGCGTCTCTGGATCCGCAAGGGTGAGCTCGGCTACCACAAGCTTGGGCGGTACTCGATGGTCTCCGAGGACCAGCTCGCCGAGTTCCTCGCGGCCCGCCGCCACGACGTGGCGTGATGTCGGCCAGCGCACCCTCACCTGCCGGCGGCGCGCCTCTCGACCGCCCGCGCCGCCGGCAGGTCAACCTCAGGAGGCCGTCGTGAGCGCCACGCTCGATCTCACCAGCTCCACACAGTGCAGCTTCACCGTGTACGGCGTGCCGGTCACCCAGGGCGGCATGCGCACCGTCCCCACCCCAGCCGGGTACCGCCAGATCTCGACCGGCGGCAAGGGCCTGCTGCCATGGCGCCAAGCCGTCGCCCGCGCCGCCCGCGAAGCCGCCGAAGCCCACGGCGCGTTCGGGGCTGACCCCGTCGTGGTCACGCTCGACTTCCGCTTCCCGATGCCCAAGGCGCGCACCAAGGCGCAGCGGCGCGGCGGGGTCTGGTACCACCTCGGGCGCCGCGACGACATCGACAAGCTCGAGCGGGCGATGCTCGACGGGCTCACCGAGGGCGGCCTGATCGCCGATGACGGCAACGTCGTCGAGGTCCACAAGCGCAAGCGGGAGTACGTCGACGGCTGGCTCGGCTGCGACGTCGCCGTGCGCGTCGCCGACCTCGCCGAGGCGACGCTGTGAGCGCGCCGTGACCGGGCCCGACACCGCCGTCACCGCCATCGCCCTCGGCGCGGTGTGCGCCGGCGTGCTCGAGGTCGTCGCGCTATGGCGCGACCGTCCCCGCCTGGTGCGCGGCGCCGACGGCCGCTGGCGCGCCGCCCGCCGCTGCCGCAACGGCTGGGGCCGACCGTGACCACCAAGCGGACCGGCACCGGCACCGGCCCGAAGCCCCTGACGCGGCAGCGTTCGTGCTGGGAGCCGATGGGCTACGACACCATCGAGGCCAATGGCCGCGCCTGGCCGATGAAGTGGTGGCAGCGCCAAGTCGGTGACGGGCTGCTGCTCGCCTCGGTAGCTGAGGAGCCCGCCGGCTGGCATCTCGCGATCAGCTTCCGTGACCGCCGCCGCCGGTACACGCGCTATCCGCGCTGGGACGAGATCACCCATGCCCGCTACGAGCTGCTGCCGGGCGACGTCGACGTCGTGATGCACCTCCCCCCGCCCGACGAGTACCTCGCTGCGCATCCGACGACGTTCCATCTGCACGAGCATCCGGGACGCCCGTGATGACGGTCGAAGCTGACCTGGGCGCGCCGGTCGCTGGGGGGAAGACCGGCGCGCCCGCCCGGCAGCACGCCTCGGGCGACCGTACCGAGTGGCTCCGCTGGCGGCGCGGTGGGATCGGCGCCTCCGACATCGCCGGCATCGCCGGGGTGTCGCCGTGGGCCAGCCCATGGTCCGTGTGGGTCGACAAGGTCGGCCTCGTCGACCTCGACGACGACGACGCCAGCGACCAGATGATCCTCGGCCAGGACCTCGAGCCCGTGATCATCCGCTGGTTCGAACGGCGCCGACGCGGGCTATGGGTCGCCGGCCGCCAGTTCCGTGCCGTGCATCCCGAGCTGGACTGGGCGCGCGCCACCCTCGACGGCCTCATCCTCGAGGAAGGCAGCGACGCCCTCGACTCGGCGCTCGCCGTGTTCGAGTCGAAGTACGACGCCGGCAGCCGCTGGGACGAGATCCCCGAGCACTACCGGCTGCAGGTGCAGTGGCAGCTGTTCGTCACCGGCCTCGACGTCGCCGAGCTGGCCGTGATGCACATGGCCTTCGGCAGGCCCCGCTTCGAGATCTACGAGGTGCCGCGCGACCAGCGCCTGATCGGCCGTCTCGTCAAGCGGGCCGAGCGGTTCTGGACCGACCACGTCGCCGCCGGTGTTCCGCCGCTCGCCGACGGCCACCGCGCCACCACCGCCGCCCTCGCCGACGCCTGGATCGACCCCGAGCACACCCCGGCGGTCAACGTCCGCTCGCTCGAGCACGTCGTCGACGAACTGCGCGGCCTGCGGGCCGCCCGCAAGGAGCTCGACGCCGACATCGAGCGCGACGAGAACCTGCTCAAGGCCGCGCTCGGCACCTACACCGAGGGCTGCATCGACGGCCAGGTCGTCGTGTCGTGGCGCCAGCAGTCACGCACCGACATCGACCGCGACGCCGTCCGCGCCGACCACGGCGACAAGTACGACCGGCACGGCACCGTGCGCGTGCTGCGCCTCCACACCCCGCGCGCCACGAGGAGGATCGCATGAGCGACTGGTACAGCGACCCTGCGATGCAGCCATGGCTGGCCCACGTCCGGCACCAGGTGATACCGGCCATCCAAGGGAGCGCGCTCAGCATGATCGTCAGCCCCGACGGCGAGCCCGACCTCAAGCTCGCCGTCGAGCTCGGCCTCAGCGTGCTGTTCAACAAGCCGATCATCGTCGTGGTCCCGCCCGGGCGCGTCCCGCCCGCCGGCCTCGCCCGCATCGCCCACGAGGTCGTCGTCGGCGACGTCACCACCGCCGAGGGCCGCCGCCATCTCCACGACGCCATGGAGCGCCACGCGCCATGAGCAACGCCGCGCCCGCCGTTGTCGAGCCCAACCAGGCGATCGTCCAGATCGTCAACCGGTACAAGCCGGTCATCTCCAAGCACCTGCTCCACACGGGCACCAGCGAAGAGACGTTCGTCGCCCAGTTCGGCAACGCCTTGCGCGCCGCCCCGAAGCTGTGGGCCTGCGAACCAGAGACCGTCCTCGGTGCTGCGCTGCGCTGCGCCCAGCTCAACCTGGCCCCCAACACCGAGGCCAACCTCGCCTGGGTCATCCCCTACAAGACCGTCGCCACCTTCCAGCTCGGCTACGGCGGCGTCATCGAGCTCGCCCGGCGCGCCCAGCCCGGCATCCGCTTCGAAGGCCACCCCGTCTACCCCGGCGACATCTTCGACCTCGACTACGGCCGCACCCCACCGCTCAAGCACAAGCCGCACCTGGCCCGCCGGCCCGCCAAGCCCAGGGGCGGACCGGCGGTCGCCTGGTACGTGAAGGTCACGTACCCCGACGGCTCCGAACAGGTACACGCCCTCGACCGGGACGGCGTCGAGTACCACCGCGGGTTCTCCAAGCAGCCCGACGGCGAGATGTGGTCGAAGAGCTACGACGCCGCCGCCCTCAAGTCCGTCGTGATGGACATGAAGCGCTGGCTGCCCCACAGCCCGCAGATGACGGCGGCGATCGCCGCCGACGAGCAGGTCTACGACGTGCGCACGATGGACGTCGCCGACATCACCCAGCCTCGCGAGGAATTGGCCCCGGGCGCCCCTATGACCGCCGACGACGAGGCCGACGCGGCGTGGATCGCCGAAGCGTCCGGCGCTGACCCGATCGGAGGCCCGACGTGAGCGGCCCACGTCGCCACGTGTGGCTCGCCGCCACCACGATGGCCCTGACCACGCTGACCGGCTGCACCCCCGAACAGCTCGCCACGTGGATCGGCTGGCACAACACTGATCCGGCCGCCGCCGAGGAGTTCGCCAACCGGCCCGAGGTCCAGGCCGCGCTCCACGACCCGCCCGCGCCCTCCCCCGCGCCGGCGCCCGCCGCGCGGGATGCCGCGCGCCCGTCCGCCGTGTGGGACCGCATCGCATGGTGCGAGTCCGGCGGCCAGTGGGCTCATCCGCCGGTCACCAACCGCACCGGCACCTACTCCGGCGGGCTCATGATCTGGACCAAGGCGTGGATCGCGTACGGCGGCCGCCAGTTCGCCCCGCAGGCCTGGCTCGCCACCCGCGCCGACCAGATCACCGTCGCCGAACGCATCCTCGCCGACCGCGGCTGGCAGGCGTGGGACTGCGCGTGACGCCCCCTGACGTGTCCACCTACCAACCGGAGGAGATCCGATGAGCACGCTCACCCCGTTCGACGACCGCGAGGTCACCGAAACCACCGTGCGCATCGTCGGTGCCGGCGACGGCCTCTCCGAGTCGATGGAGGTCGAGCCCGTCGAGCTCCACCACGGCCAACGGGTCCACGTCGTGCTGCGCGGCGAGGTCACCAAGATCACCTACGAGCCGACGAAGGACGGCGACGAGCTCCGCCGGGTCCACACGATCCGGGCGGTCTTCGGCACGCTCGTCGACGAGGCCGCGGTGCGCAAGGTGCTCGACGCGCAACGCAAGGCGATCGACAAGGCCCACGGGCTCGCCCGACTGCCCGGCGTCGACGGCGACGAGAGCGCAGACGGCGATGACTGAGACGACCGCGCTCGATCCACTCGTCGAGGCCCTCATCTGGTGCCTCGAACACCTCGCCCACACCGACCAGGCCAACGCCGCCATGCACTGCGCCCCGGTGCGCTACAGCCCGATCACCTTCCGCGTCGCCGAGGCGCTCGAACACGCCGGCTACCGCGAGGAGTCCGACACCCTTGAGGACGTCCTCGACCACGTCGGCCGCTACGCCGAGGACCCTGGCCGGTGAGCGCGCCCGCGCCACGCCCGGTGCGGCCGCCCTCGCCCGACGTTCCCGCCGACCCCGTCGAGCTGCCCCGCATGCCTGTCCGCCCGGCCGCCACCATCGACCAGCGCATCGCCACCCTGCTCACCATCCGCCAGGACATCCGCAACGACGTACAGGCCCTCGACGGCCAGCCCTTCGACGGGCGCACCGTCGCCGTCGCCTTCGGGCAGCTGTCGGCGATCGTCGACGCCCTCGCCGGCATCGTCCTCGACCTCCTCGTCGACGACCGCCCGGACGGTGGCCATGGCTGAACAACTCCGCGACCTCCTCGCCGGGGTCCCAGCCGAGACCGAAGCCGTGCTGCGCTCCATCGTCGACGGCCTCGCCGTCGAGCTCGGCGAATCAGCCGAAGCGTGGCGCGGAGTCGACCACCTGAGCCACATCGTGATGGGCTGCCTCGCTACGGGCAACGAGGCCGACGTCGAGCCGTGGAACCTGCTCGCGATGGTCGGCCTGCTGATCGCCATCACGGTCGACCACCCACTCGCCCGCATCGCCCGCGCCCGCCATGCCTGACGTCACCGACCACGTCCGCGCCTGTCCCAGTTGCGGCGCCCGCCATGACGGCGACCCCTACGACATCGGCGACGGCCCCGAGTTCTGCTGCCCCGCGTGCGACTGGTGCTGGGGCGCCCTCGGCCAACCGCTCACCGCGCTCTGCACCAGCTGCCACCTACCAATCGGTCGGCTCCGCGATGGCTGACCACTGCACGTCGTGCGGCGCGCCCATCGAGTGGGTCGTCACCGCCAAGGGCTCCCGCATGCCACTCGACCTCGCCTCGAGTCCCGACGCCAACATCATCCTCGACGGCCTCATCGCCCGCGTCGTCAAGCCCGGCGAAGGCGTACGCACCTCCCACTTCGCCAGCTGCCCCAACGCCGACCGCCACCGCAAGAGCATTCGGAGTCGCCGATGATCTCCAAGGCCGAACGCACCGAGCTGCGTTCCCTCGTCCGCAACCAGATCCGAGTGCTCCGCCACGAGGTCCTGCAGCGCGCCAAGGAGCTGACAGCGGATGTCGACGTCCAGCTCGAGCAGCGCTACGCCAACGTCGACAAGGCGTGGGCCGACGCCGCCTTCCTCGCCGAGCAAGCGGTCCAGGAAGCCAACCGCGCCGTCAACGACGCCTACCGCACGCTCATGGGCGAGCACCACCTCGAGCGCCGCTACGTCGATTGGCACCCACCCGAGAAGCCCGCCCGCGAGCGCGCCATGCTCCGCCAGACCGCGCTGTCGCGCATCCAGGCTCAGGTCACCGCCGCCATGCTGCGCCTCGACCGCCAGGAGGCCGACCTGCTGCGCGACCTCGCCATCGGCGCGCTCGAGTCCGACGAGGCCCACGAGTTCCTGCGCGCCATCCCCACCGTCGGCGAGCTCGTGCCCGCCGCCCGCCTGGCCGAGATCGAAGCCGACCTCGGAGGCGAGCGATGACCTCTCGACAGAACCATCGGCCGAGCGGGGAGGAGACGACGGACCGCTGTCACAACGCCGTCGGCTCCGTTGATCCGTGTGAGGTGATGGGTCAGCTGGGCGCCGCACCGACCCCAACCGGGGCGGCGAGTACCCGAGGGCGCCGATCCATCGGCCTGGCGCCCGAACCCCAGCACACCCACCTCGACCAGCAGCGCCGCCCGCGCGGCGTCTGCCCCGCCTGCGACGAAGCATGGGCGCGCCAGGACCCCCTCACCAGACGTCACCAGTTCACCGAAGCCGTCGAAGCCCGCACCCACCGGCGCGACGTCGCGCTCGGCCAGCTCGCCGCCCACCGCTACGGCAGGCCTCTCACATGACCTGGACAGCGCGCACCACCCGCACCCCAGGCCTCTGGATGCTGCGCCGCGACGGCATCGAAGTCGGCACCATCAGCCTCCTCCCCGGCACCGTCCGACGCGCCCAGCTCGCCATCGACGCCATGGTCAACGCCCTCAACCACCCGCCGCGCCCCGACGGGTTCGCCGGCAAGGCCGGCGACATGCTCGCCGCCCGCCGCGCCCACGCCACCATGCTCGACAACACCAAGCCAGACGAGCCATGAGCCACCCCCACGCCATGGCCGCCGCCAACGCCGTCCTGCGCGCCGCCGAAGCCTGGCGCGACGACCTCCTCCCCGGCACCTCCACCGCCGGCGCCCGCACCACCAACGCCCTCACCGCCGCCGTCGACGCCTACCGCCAGGCCGCCGCCCAACCCCAGCCCGCCGCCACACCCGAGATGCCGTGATGTCACTCGCCTCCGAACGCCACGCCGGCCAGCTCGTCTGCACCTGCCCGCAGCCCATCTACCACTGCGTGGTCCTGTTCGACTCCATCCACCTCACCGACCTCTACGAGTGCGCCCGCTGCGGCCGCAAGATCGTCGGCTGCCCTACCCGCCCACCATCGGATCCGAGATGACGCCATGCCGTGGTTCCGCCTCGAGGACAGCTTCTACAACCACCCCAAGGTCACCCGCGCCGGCAACGCCGCCACCGGCCTGTGGGTGCGCTGCGGCACCTACTCCGCCCAGTACCTCACCGACGGCATTGTCCCGGCCGAGGTCGCCCACACCTTCGGCCGCGCCACCGAGATCGACAAGCTGCTCCGCACCCGCCTGTGGGTCGAGACCAAGGAGGGATTCCTGATGCCCGACTACCTCGAGTACAACCCGTCCGCCGAACAGGTCCGCGCTGACCGCGCCGCCGCCCGCGACCGACAACGCCGAGCCCGCGAAGCCGCCCAAGCCCGACGCAACGGTCACCCATGAACAGCCACCGCGCGTCACGGCGTGACTACAGGCAGCGTCACGGTCCCCCCGACCCAGCCCAGCCCAGCCCCGCCCGACGCGCGGTCTGGCTCTCACCGGTGGACCGTTACTCTCATCTCGCGCGACGTCGCTGACCAGGGGCGATGATGACCAGCGACGACACAGCGAGGCTCGTGAACCTGCTCGTGGCGACCTGGCCGACCGGCCCGAAGGCGTACGTCTGGACCCAGGCCATCGCCGACCTCGACGCAGCCGGCGCCAACCGCGCCTACGCCCGGCTGCGCGACACCGTCGACCGCGTCACCGTCGCCAGCTTCCTCGAGACCCACCGCGCCCAGCGCTCACCGACCGAGGCGCGCCGGCGCGACCCGAGCGAGACGTGCGAGCACTGCGCCGGTACCGGCTACGAGCCCGGGCCGCCCGAGTACGAGACGGTGTACGGCGAGCAGCACGAGTACTCGACGCTCGTCCCGTGCCGCTGCACCCAGCCCGCCCGCGCGGCATCCCGCGCGCCCGCCCCGCCCGGACTGTTCGAGGAGTTCTGATGGTCGACGAGCAGCTCGACGACCAGCCGGCCGACGTCGTCGCGCATCTGCGGTTCATGGCCGACCGCTGCCGGGACGACGCCGTGCGACACCGCGCCAACGCCGCCGAGTTCACCAGCCGCGCCACCGACTCCGCCTTCCGGGCCCACCAGTCCGACCGCGAGGCCGCCGCGTGTCGATGCCGCCGCCGACCGCCTCAAGGCCGACGACTGATGGGCGCCAGTCGCTCAGGTCTCCCGGTCGATGATGTTCTGCACCGTCTGATGCGCCACCCCGGCGGCGTCGGCGATCACCCGCAGCGACCCGCCGGCTCGGTGGGCGGCACGGATCGCCCGATCCCGGGCCTCCTGGGCATCTCGCAGACGCTTGGCGTGGCCACGCACCGAGCGCAGCGCCACGGACAGTTCGGTCACGGTCGAGTCGGTGACTGGCATGGCTACTCCTCACGTAGGCTCACAGCCCGTGGGTGGCCGGGACCTTCGAGCGATCGACGGTCCCGGCCACCGGGGCTAGCCGAAGAGTCGGCGCTCGATCTCCTCGATCCATCCCATGAGTCGCATCGCTTCGACCATCTGGGTGCTGGCGATCGCTACTTCGTAGGCAATCCACAGCAGATCGAGGAGGTCTCGGGCTTCCTCCGCGGCCAGGATGATGTGCTCATCCATGCCCATAGTCTAACGACTAGACGCCGGAACGTCTACCTGTTAGACAGGGAAGGCGGGCGTGATGAGTAACAGAACCGACCGGCTGGGCAGCGACGAGCCGCCGTCGTTCACCTGCCCGCGCTGCGGTGCCATCAGCTGGAATCCGAACGACGCCCGTGAGGGCTACTGCGGGAGGTGCCACGACTGGACCTCGCTGAGCCCGGGCGTCTACGACGACGGGGCCGGGCTTCATCTCGACGTGGCCGAGATGCTGCGCGCCAACGGCTGGCCGAACACGGCCGCCCGCGACATGTTCGGGACGATCGAGGTACACGACGAGCCCGACGATGGCTGACGACCCGCTGCGCATCATCGTCGAAGCCGCCGGCCTCACCATCGACGTCGACGCCTACCACCGCAACCGGTCGCAGCACGACCTCGCCGACCGCATCCTCACCCACCTCGGCCTCGCCAACGACCACGTCATTGAGATGCGCATCACCGAGGCTGCCGTCGAGATCGACCGCTACATCCTCGACGCCGACGGCCGCCCCACCTTTGACGACGAAGGCTGCGCCGTCGAGACCCTCCGCTACAACCTCGCCGGGCCCGACCGCTGATGCGCATCGACCCGTGGCCCCGGCTGGTCCTGCCGTCGGTCAGCGGGATCCCCGACGTCGACGGGCTGCACCGCAGCGTCATCGTCCACGCGGACGGCGCGCCGTACCTCGAGCGTTACCACCTCGTCGACACCAGCCACGTGCAGGTCCGCATCCACCACTGGCTGAGCGGCGACGACGAGCGCGCCCCGCACGACCACCCGTGGGCCAACACCACCCTCGTCCTCACCGGCACCCTCATCGAGCACACGGAGACCGGCGGCTACGCCCTCGGCCCCGGCAGCGTGGTCACCCGCCATCCCACCGACCCGCACCGCGTCGAGCTGGTGTCCGACGACGCCTGGACCCTGTTCGTCACCGGGCCCATCGTGCGTGACTGGGGGTTCCACACACCGACCGGCTGGGTCCACTGGCGCCGCTGGCCTCTCGCCGGGCACTACGAGAGCTAGGACATCCAGCCCGTGACGACAGACCCGACGCTCGATCCACGCTTCCTCGCTGCCGTCCAACTGTTGAAGCGCACTGGCGCCCAGACGTTCCGCATCGGCTACAGCGACGAGGACGACGGCCCACCCACGGTCTGGTACGCCGTCGCCGAGTGGCCCGGCAACAAGGCCGAGGCCGACGCCTCGATCGACCCGGTCGACGCCGTGCTCCGCCTGTGCGAGCGGGTCATCGACGGCGGCCAGTGCACCCACTGCCGCCGGCCGACCATCTTCGTGCCCGACACCGACACCGCCGTGCTCGACCAGATGGGTTGCGTGTACGCCTGGGACCCCGAGCTCGCCACCTTCCGCCGCAGTTGCGAGGGCGACACCTGATGCGCTGGCGCCGCCGCCCCGAGCCACCCGAGGACGTCCGCATCGTGCGCCGCGACGGCACCCAGATCGGCGCCGAGGTCATCTACACCGGACGCAAGCACGGCATCCACGAGTGGCACATCGTCGGCGTGACCCTGCACCCGGGCGACGCCGTCCACATCGAGCGGCTGCCCCCTCACACATCCGTCGGCGGGGACTACGAGCCGTGATCTTCGACCCCGCCACCCACACCGTCCACGCCGCCGGACGCACCTGGCAAGCCGACCCCGACCACACCAGCATCGAGGACCTCGAGGGCGGCGGCTTCGATGGCCGCCGCTTCCTCCACCGCAGCCGGCGCTGCCTGGTCCGCTTCGAGACCGGCTGGGCCGCCTCCATCGTCTGGGGCACCGCCACCTACAGCAGCAACCACGACCAGCTCCACGCCGACGACCCGTTCGCCGAGCAGCCCGCGCTCGTCGAGGTCGGCGTGCTCGACCACACCGGCCAGCTCCGCATGCGACGCCACACCGACGACGACGGCTACGAGTGGCACGACCTCGAGGCCTACCTCGACGACGCCGGCCTCGCCGCCCTCCTCGAGCAGCTCGCCGGCCTGCCCACCGACCACGACTACGGGACCCGGCCACCCACACTGGACGGGCTCCGCCAGACCTATGACACCTACCGCGACGCCGCCCGAGCCGCCGGCCACGACGTCCCCGACTGGCCCGACCCGTGACTCCGCGCCCGCGCCGCGCTTCCATACCCGGCGGGGGTACCCGGCCTCGCGCCCCGCGCCACGCCGCGCGCTCGCCGCGCCGCCCCGTTTTTTGGTGGCCGTGGAGCCCGGA